TACCACCTAGCATAAGGGTTTTTACTTTCATTCTTTTTTGTCTGATAAGTTTTTAAAACTCTATGCTCAAAGTTTGTTGTTTCATTTTTATAGATTGCATAAGGTGAATCCACCTTTACAGTCTTACCAAATTTATTTTTTGCCATAGTTTTTCTCCTTTTGTTGGTCAAAATATTTATCAAGTTTCTTAAAGAAACTCTCGTTAATCATATCTGACAGTTCAGCACACACCTTTGGTGGTAGGTCTGAACTGCCATATAGTTTTATGGAACTACTCATCATCAGTAACTCCACACTTGGACATAATGTATGCCCTGGCGATAGACTTATTGTCCTCGCCAAACTTATCACCCACTTGGGTCATAATAGTTTGCATAGACCAACCCCTAATCTTAGGGTCAGCTTTGCCTTGAGCCATAAGGGACTCAATGTAATCATATATATGTTTCATATATACTCCTTTCTTTTATGGTTGTTCACTTGCTCTGAGTTCTTGCACATCTTCATTCAGAAGATTATACAAGTATTCATTTGCAAATTCGTCAAAGTATTCTGCTTCTTCAGAGAGCATTTGGAACTCTGCAAAATGTACTTCGTACATATGCCATACTCTGTCTATGATTTCATTAAAGAGTGTCGCAACTACCAATCTATCTGAAGCGAACTCTTCAAAGTTAAACTTGGTGATTCTCTCACCATTGTAGATGAATGTGCGTGTTTCTTCATCATACAATCTAGCAAGGTGATATTCTATTTCAGAATATAAATCCTCTTGCATTTTTAAGTGTTGATTTGACATAGTCAAACTCCTTTCAGTTAGGTTAATATATATAAATACTATTCATAAGTATTCATAGTATTTATATATACCAACTCAAAATGTGGTGCAGTTTAATGCTTTCACATAAGGTCTGCACCTTACCCATATTACATAACATACCTACTTTCAAATTACAAGTTTTAATTTATTTAGAAATAAATCTTCCAGTTATTGGGTCGTGTTTGACTGCCAGATAACCTTGGTTATTTGAAAATGTACCAACAGCTCTATATCTGTTGGAAGTTCTTTGTCTATATAATTTATGCATAAATTATACCTTTCTAGTGTTGATAAATAGCAACACTCTTTGCGTTAATATTTGAACCACTACAGAGAACGCAGTTCTCACAAGTAGTTCGCTTTCCTGCTTCCTTAGAAGCTGGACAAAGGACTTCATGCTTCGCATCAAGTTCTTCGTTCTTTTGTAGGACTCTAAAAGTCCTAAATCCTTTTGACCAAAACTGTTTAGATTCTTCATAAGAATCTGCAGACATCATACATTGGTCAGCTCTTACATCTGCATTAGCAATCTTTGATTGGTGAGTGTAGCCAGTATGTTTCTTAGCTTTGCTAAGTAAACTGTCCCATATGTAGCTAGGTACTGCACTTGGGTCGCCATAAGTACCAAGTCTTACGACTTGATTTTCGCCTAAACTTTGTATGTCTTTGTGATTGTCAACCTTAGAATAATTGCCTTTCTTAAATGCTTTATAGGTTGCCAGTACACCTTGATATAACTTGACATAACAAGTTCTACCTTTAGCTTGTTTTCTGTTTGGGTCGTCTGTGATTGTTCCTCTATGTTTACAATTACCACATATTGAGTAGTCCTCGCCAGTCTTACTGGCAAGTAGTGGGTCAATATCACTACGAATAATATAGGTTTGTGCCATATTGCCAGTCTTTGTGTTTTTACTTCCATTGAAGTAAATAACTACAATATCTTTGTTATCAATTAAAGATTGACCTTGATATATTATTGTACCAGTCATAAATTTAAAAATCCCTCTCTGACCAATCGTGGTCAATGTTTTGTTTATATTCTTCTTCACTCGTTATCAATGCGTCCCTACTATATACTGGTTCTTCAGTACCATTGACAAATTCAAGTAAATCTTTAGCCAGTAAAGAAGCCTGTTTTTTACTTAATGTTAAATGGTCAAAGAATTTGTCAGTGGGTAAAGTTTCTTTTCTGAAATCTCTAGCCATTGTTATTTGAATTCTTCTGCCGTCAAATCCACAATAAGTAGTTAATGAAATAGTTTTCTCATTAGAACTTTTAATGTCTGTACTCATAATCGCCTTTCAGTTAATGGTTATTATATATTTATTTATATTAAATTTTCCAATAAGTCAAATACATTTTTAAACAATGTTTGTAGAATAATTGGTTATTGAATTGTGGAAACTCTTTTATAAGTTTTCCGTAGGCAGTTCTTAAATGCCTAGACTTTTTCAAAAACATAAAAAACTTTTCATCACAAAGTTTAACTTGTTCTGAAATATTTTCATATTCTTTGGTTAAGCCTAACCAGTTTTTAATTTGTTTTTTATTCATAGAGTTTATTCCTTAAATGTTAAAATGATTTTATCTATTGAGTTTGCTTTGTATAGTTTAACTTCTCAAAAAAATCAGTGATAAGGTTATTATATAAAATATATATAACCCTAAAGGGTTATTATATATATTTTATTAATAACCTAAATCCCTAGCTAATTTTTGGTTGGGCAGTCTACTCTTGCAAATCTCAAGACTTGGTCAGTCAGATTGCTAAAATTAGCTAAAAATCTTTGAAATAGATTATCAAGAACTGGGAAGGAAATCAGCTAGAACTGGGATAACCACGACCAGTTCCAAGAGTTCTTGATAAAATATATATAACCCTAAAGGGTTATTATATATATTTTATCTAAGAACTCTATGGGTTTGAAAAGACTGGGAAATTTACAGTTGAAAAGTTCATTTTATGCTTTTACTGAGATGTCAAAGAAATGACACAAGCTAAAAGGTGCAGAAATAAAGGACTTTTTATTGATATTAATAATCATTATCATTGATATTGATAATCATTATCAACTAGATAGTCAAATAATTGACACCATTGATATTGATAATCGTTATCAACTAGCACTGATATTGATAATCATTATCAGTTCTAATTAATAATGATTCTTATTATCAAGAACAAAAGTAGAACAACTGGACTCAAGAGGGGGGTGCAAAAAAACATGCGTGTATGTGTATATATGAAAAAGGGTACCCCCAAAAAATTATGGAGAAAACTGACCTGGTGTCAAAATATTGACTAGGTGGGGAGTTTGCGAATAGACCAACACAACAATGCACGAGAGATGCAATAGAGACTATAGAGTTATGTGTTGGTAATTTTGTCAACCCATAAGATATACCTTTAACCCTGGGTAACATAGTCATTATTATATCATATAAATTTAAATTCAACAAGTTATTTTTTCACTTTTTTATAAACATAACATAGTGTATAATACAATAATGAAAAAACAACCCAAACATCTATTATATGCTCACTTAGATGATGCAGGTCTTAGGGATTTAATTAAAGAAACTGCAGCATTTCGTAAAAAACGTAACGCAGGTAGAGATTTAATTGAGATGAGACGTGAGTACATGCGTAGAATTGAAGAGAGGAGACTTAAAATGACAAAGAAGAAGGCTAAAGACTTACCTGAAGGTCAAAAAGTAAAGATGTTAGACAATGCACAGCAAAAATATCAGAACTTTGCAAAGAATACACTGCCTAGTGGACTATCTGCTATGCAAGAAAAGTTTTGTTTAGAGTATACAGCTACAGGTGATGTCTTAACTGCGTATCGTGCAGCAGGTTACAGTGAAAAAAGTAATGATGCACAAACTCGTGCTGAAGCTAAACGTCTATTAAAGAATGATAAGATTGAAGAAAGATGTAATCAAATAAGATTAGATGCAATGAAAGACGTAAGTGTTAATATTAATGAAGTTGTAAAGAAGTTTATGGATGTTTACAATCGTGGTCTTGCAGAAAATGACCTAACTAATGCAAATAGGGCAATGGAGTTCATAGGTAAACATCTAGGTATGTTAATTGAACGTCAAGAAATTAAACAAGACATAACAACAAAGTCACCTGAAGAATTAGAACGTGAGATAAAACATTATGAAAATGTTGTCAAACTGGAAAACATTAATAAAAAATAGTAGTAAAATTATTTATTATTTTATTTTAATTTTTTTTGTATCATGGATATCATATATAATAATTATAGCAGGATGGAATACATTTTGTAAAGGATGTCCAATTAAATGGTATACAACAAATGTTGAACCATATATACCTAGACCTGAACCTAGACCTGAACCATCTATTATAGAAGATGATGATGAAGACTGGGAAGATTCAGAATGGGAATAAAAATAATTAGGGGAAATACATATTGGTTTTTACCTATAGATTTTGAAAGAAGAGTAAAACCAAAAGAATATAAATCACCTGTTGTCTCATGGACAAGTAAAATATCAAATGCTACAAGTAAATGAAAACTTAATTAAACTTAGAGAACTGTATTTCCAAAGAGCAATACAACAATCTAAAGATAGCTTTTTACATTTCATAGCTATGTTTGCACCTACATTAGTTCCTGATTGGATTATGGGTAAACATATTCATGTAATTGCAGATAAACTACAAAAGGTTGAAAGTGGAGAAATAAAAAGACTTATGGTATTTCTTCCACCACGTTCATCTAAATCTGTGATATGTTCAAAGTTATTTCCTGCGTGGTACGTAGGTAAACACCCACAACATGAAATATTAACTGTGTCACATTCAGACCAACTAGCTTCAGACTTTGGTAGAAGTGTAAGAGACTTAGTTAATTATGATTTATTTAATACAGTATTTCCAGATGTAACATTACGTAGTGA